GAGTTCGAGTCTCTCCGTCCGCACCATCTAAGGTGCTGTTTTCAAAGGGTTTCGTTTTCTGCGCTCGGCAAATGGGAGCGATTTGGGAACACTTTGGGAATGGCAGACAAAAAAGGCAGCTCCGAAAGGGCTGCCTTTTGTCGTTCCTGGGGCTTGGGTTACAGCTTTAGCGCGTGCTCGAGCAGGCTAATCATGTCCGGCCCGTCCTGGTTGATCCATTTACCGTAGTGGCGCCAGATCATGGCCGTGGACGTGTGGCCTAGCTGGTCGGCGATCCAGTCGATGGGCACGGCGCCGGTGCTGAGCAGCTGGCTGGCGTAGGTGTGGCGGCAGTTGTTCGGGCCGCGGTAGCGCACGCCGACAGACTGCAGGTGCGGGCGCCAGAAGCCCTTGAGCAGCATGTCCGAGCTGCTGTGCGCCGCGTTTGTGGTGGTGCAGTGGAAAACGAAACGCACCTTTACCCGCTTCTTGGTCTTGTTGTCCCTGTCCGTCACCTCGATGTCTACTGGCTGCGCCTGCTCGGTGAAACGTGCCTGCGCCTTGAGTGCATCCAGTGCAGGCTTGAGCAGACGTACCTCGCGGGTGGAGCGCCGGGTCTTGGTGACCTTGTAGTGACCGCGCACCTGAGATCGACGGAACTTCACCGTTCCGGCCTTGAGGTCGACGTCCTCCCAGGCCAGCGATATCGCCTCCGATACCCGTGGCCCGGCCCAGAGCATGAACTGCGCCAAGTGGAGTTCCTGCGGCTTGTTCGTTGCACCGCCCAGGATGTCACGGATCTCGTTACGGTTGAACGGGTCGGCCTCGTCTGGATCGGGCAGTGTGACGCCAAGCCCCTCGGTCGGATCATGGGCGGTTTTGTTGCGTGTGCGGTAAATCACAAACACCTGGCGCAGCAGGCTGATGATTTCGCGCACTGTTTTGTTGTGCAGCTCCGGCATCAGCGTGGTCTGAATCCAGCTCTGCAGGTCTAAGTGGTCGATCTGATCGGCCTGGTGGTGGCCCCAGCGCGGGCGGATGTGCGCTTCTACCTTGCTCTTGTACGTCCGATAGCCGGACGGTGCCATCTGGTTGCCCTTTATCTCAAGCCAAAGATCGATGTAATGCCCCAGCGTGTTGGTCTGGATCCTGGGCGACTCCGGGAAGTACCGCGCATAGCTGAACGTGCCCGCCTTGATCTCGTAATTGATGATGCCGGCGATGCGCTCGGCGTTGGTGATGTTCTCCGGGCTGGCATCGCCCGGCATTGTCTCCCGGCATAACTCGCCCTGGTACCTGAAATACACGCGCACGCGATTGCCGCGCACTTCTACACCATCTGCCATTTGCGTCCCCACGCTATTGCGAAAAATCCAGCTTACTGGCCGGAAAAGAAAAGGCCCGTTACCGGGCCTAGAGGTTTGTTGTGGTTTTTCTAGGTGTTCGGATCAGCCGCGGAACTGCCGTCCCTGGTACCAGATTTCAACCAGCTCACTGCCATGGGCCTGGCCGGTCCAGATACCGATCGGGGTTTCCCAGTCGGCGTAGCTCAGTAGCTTGGCCCTGTTGCGCGCCTCATCGATGAGCCGCTCGGGGTCGTCGTTGCGATAGTCCAGCAGCGCGCCGACCTGGTGCGGGTTGCCCTCCAGGCCGGTCTGTTGGCAGGCAGTGCAGCAAGAGCCTGCGCAAAAGCGACACTCAGCCATGCTGCACCTCCAGGAACAGCAGTGGCTGCACCGAGCCGTCAGCGTTGATTTGATCCATTGGGGTGTCGGCGGTGGGTTCGTCGCCGGCCCAGCCGTTCGGCCAGGTGCCGGCGGCGATCAGTTCGCGGATGCGGGCCTCCTCCTCGGCGTTGATCAGGTCGATGTGCGGACGGCCGAGGCGATCCGCCGCTGTGTTGACCTTGGCCTGGATGCCCAGGATGCGTTCCAGCCCCATCAGTCGAGCCTCAAAGGTGAGCGGTCCCATGCGCTGGGGATTCGCTGCCGCGCTGCCGTCCTTCAAGTACTCGAAGCCTGCCTTACGCAGGCGGTGCTGTGGCTCGCGCAGCTCGCGCCAGAGAGTCTTGATGCCCTTGAGCGGTCGCAGGTACGCCCATGCAGGGTTGAGCAGGATGGTATCGAGCGCCTTGTCCTCGCTGGCCAGCGGGCAACCGATACAGCCGGTGCGCGCGTTGATTTCTTCGGCCTCGTCGCCGCCGTAGGCGTCGGCAACGGTAGCGGTCGACCAGTCGCCGAACTCGGCTTGTGGCGCCCAGTGCTTGAGCCACTCCCACACATGGCAGACGCGCCAGTGCAGCAGCGGTGCCAGGGTGGCCAGGCGGCCGCGCAGGCCCTTCGCTTCGGGCAGCACCTTCTGGTACCAGCCCTGGCCACACTCGGCGCCATCCTTGCCGCAGCTCATCTCTATGCGCTTGTCGCGGATCGCGCTTTCGCCTTGGCGCACGCCGGTGATCATCAGCACGTTGCCCTCGAGCTCGGCCAGGCGGTGCTCGAGCGCTGCTTGCATCGGGTCGATCTTGATCTGCCGGGTACACCAGCGCAGCGTGTTGTTGTTCGGCGGCGGCACACCGCGGCCGAGGATGTAGACCATGAAACGCTTGTCCATCGGCGCAGTGACCACCTCGATGCGCACGCCGCGCTCCGCCAACTCGTCCATGATCTGCTGGGCGGCGATCGCCAGCGGCGGCAGCTCCTGGCGGGTGTCGGCATAGAACACGGTGAGGGTCTTCGGTGCCGGGATCTTGCTGGAGTCGATCAGGTACATGATCAGCGTCAGGGTGGCGCTGGAATCCTTTCCGCCAGACCAGGCAATGCCCCAGTGCTCATGCGATTCACCGTAGGCCAGCAGGGACTGAATGGTCAGCTCTATGCTGTCGGTCATCTGCAGGCGCTGGGCGCCGGCGGCGAAGATATCGGCTTGATGGTTCATGGCCGCACCTCCAGCTGGCTGACGCTCAGCCCAACCGCGACCGGGCGCACCCAGATCGGCATGTTGCTGAGCATGAAGGTCTCGCCGGCGCCGGCCAGCAGCAGGGTGGTGCCCATGACGTGGCCGATCGCTTCCGCAGCGTCTGGCGGTACTGCATTACCGATGCGTTCGCGCCAGGACTGGTCGCTGAGGCCGTCCAATTCGAGCTGTTCCTCGGGATCAACCAGCGATTGCAGCGCAGCCAGCTCCAGGGTAGTGAATGGGCGGTGCCATGTGCCGTCCAGGCTGGTGATGATGCAGGTCAGGCGGTCGGCAGCCGCCGGCATCCTCGGGTCAGCCACAGACCAGCGGCCGTTGTCGTGGCAGGCGCTGGCTGATACTGCGCCGGCAGCCTGGTCGAAGCCGACAACACCGTAGTGGCCGCCGGTGAGATAGGCATCACCTTTCTCTTTTGCCATGCCTGGACGCGGGTCGGCTACGCACTGGCCTGTGCCGTGAGCGCTGGTGACGGTTTGAGTTGCTCGGTTGTAAGGGACGATGCGGAACTCGTTAGAGTGTTTCGCTGCGCCCATGTGACGCGGGTCCTGTACTGCAAACGCACCCTGACCCGTGGTACTGCCGGAGATAACAGTGCGCGACACGCCATCCCACTGAGCAACGTTGTATTTGGCGTGCCCTATTCCTGGGTCGCGCGGGTCCGCCACGCTGAACGTGCCTTGCCCGGGCGACTTGACGCCGATCACCGCGCCGCTGGTTTCGTCCCAGCGGCGCACGCCGTACTGCTGGTATTGCAAGGCGCCTTCACGGGCGCGTGGATCTGCGACCGAGAACGCGCCATTGGTGGGGCTGGAGCGGCCGGCGACGGTGCCGGCGGTGTCGCGCCAGTCATGCACACCCAGGTAACCGGCGCGGTACTCCGGCACGATGATCAGGTCGCGCAGGTAGCCGTCCTCGATCGCCAGCTCGTTGAGCGAGCGCCAGTCTTTGCCGGCCGTGACCAGGGCCAGACGCACCCAGGTTTTCCACTGCAGGGCCGGTACCCGATGCATCGGCCCGGCGGCATCGATGTCGCCGGCCAGGGGCATGCGGCCGAGGATGTCGCCGACTGCGCGCAGGGTCTTTTTCTCGGGCTCGTAGAGGAACGGCGGAACCTTCTCGACGTGGCGGGCGACCAGCAGGAAGCGTTTGCGGCTCTGTGCCAGGCCGCCGATCACGCCGCAGTCGTGGGTGGTTTCTGCCACTGCATAGCCGTAGTACTCGAGCAGCTTGCCGATCTGGTCGAGCAGGTGGCGGCCTCGGGTGGCCAGGCGCGGGACGTTCTCGAAGACTATCAGCGATACCGGGTTGTGCTTCCAGGCTTCACACATCAGCCAGACGCAGCGCAGGGTCAGCTCGTTGAGCGCCTGGTACTTCGGGGTGAGGCTCATGGTTTCCGAGAGCAACCCGCTCGCGCCCTTGCAGGGGCTGCTGATGAACACCGCGTCCGGATCATCGTTCTGCGCTGCGCGTCGGATGTCGTCGGGCGTTGCTTCGCGCCAACCGGCCGGCGGCTCGACGCCGTGAAAACGGGTGTACTGGCTGCGCGTGAACAGATCGAGCAGGGTGCCGGGCACGCCGGCCAGGCGTTGGAAGTCGCGCAGCCCGGCCGGGTCGACATCGATGCCGCCGAGGCAGCGCCACTCGGCCTGCAGGGTGCCGACCACCGGCTTGGCGCGGTTGAAGCCCTTGGCGCCGCCGCCGAGGCCACAGCAGAAGTGGAAGTGCTTGAGGATTCGTTTAGCGAGCATAACGTCGCCCCCTGGCTGCTTTCGCAGTCTTCTCGGCCAGGGTGGTTTCCCACTCGGCGGCTTTGAGTTGTTGGCGCAGGCGGCTGCAGGCCTGGTGCTTGCGGGTGGAGCGGGCTTTGCCGCAGATGTCGCAGATGCTGGGCAGGCTCAGGCGGTGGCTGGCCAACGGTGGGCGGGTGCGGTCGGTGGTGGTTGGGTTAGGCACTAGCCACCTCCTTTTGCTGCTCGAGCTTCTTGGTGCGGGCGGCTTCGTATTCGCTGGGCAGGATCTCGATGGCGCCTTCGATCCAGCCGGCGGTTGGTTTGCCGGCCGCGACGTTGTCGTGGTGCTCGGACTTGTTGATCTGGAAGCCGAGGGCAAAGTAGGTGGTGCCGCTCAGTTCGAACATCACGCCGCCGCACATCCATAGGTTGCCGGTGTTGACGTTGAGCTGCTGCCACGTTTCGTCGCTGCTGATGCGCTTCGGGCAGTGCTGCTCCCAAAGGGCTTGTAGGCGCTCATGCTCGGCGCGCATGGCGGTACGGTCTTCCTTGCTGGTGCCCTTGGGTGGCATCGCCTTGTGGCGCAGGCAGCGGTAACCGTAGTCATCGGGCCGACGCCAGTGCACGTCCAGTTCACAACTGGCGCTGAGCTTCACGCCGCCGACGTAGGTGCTGTCGCCTGAACTCATCGGCGAGGTTGCGGCGCCGAAAACCTTACCCAGCTGTTTACGTTGAGCGTCGAATGCGGCCCTTTGTTTGAACCAGTCGCTGACCAGGGCGACAACGGCGGGGGCTTCGGACTTATAGAAGTAGTGAGTCATGATCAGTTACCCCCCATCAGCGCGCGGGTCAGCGCATTGGGCTGGCCTTCCGGGGTTAGCTTGTTGAGCTGCTGGGTAGTGGTGCGGCCATTGCGTGCCTTGACGGTGGCCACCTGGCCGTTGATTTCGGTGATGACGCCTTCACGGGCGCTAAAGCGGTAGCTGTTGCCGCTGCTGGTGACCTTCACATAGCTGATCTTGTCGCCGATGGCGAAGGTGTTCGTGCTAGCCTCTGCGCTGCCGCCTTGGGGTTGATTCACTTGCATGGTGCTTCTCCTTTGGGGTGGTTGGCGTCGAGGGGTTGCAGCCCCTCGGCGCTGTCTTTTTCCGGCTTGGCCGGTGTCAGTTGGCGCGTGGCGCCCAGTCTTTTTTCAGTTGCGACCAGATCGCCTCGCCGTTCTCGATGTACTCATGCATCTCTTGTTCGGGGCGCCGGTCCAGGCGCAGCAGCGCCATGCAGTCGTTCCACAGTGCCGTGTCCAGCCCGCGCAGGTCGGTGAGTGGGAAGGGGAAGGCGCTGCCGTTATAGAGGCCGAGCAGGAAGCAACCGACGATGCGGCTCTGTCCGCTGTCGCGCTGCGCTACCGGCACCAGCCGGTGCAGGGCCTCGATGCCGGCCTGTCGGATGTAGGGCCGCTCGGCTTCTTCCACTGCCAGGCGGTTGAGGTCGTCTTGTATGCGGTCACGTGCTGTTTGCATGGTGCTTCTCCTTTGGCGGTGGGTTAGCGGGCGAGGGCCAGCAGCAGGTCGGGCACTTGGCTGGCGATGGCTACCAGCGCTACCAGGGCGATGGCGCTGCCGATCAGGGTGAGGGCGAGTTCCAGGCCGCTGGTTTGGTCGTTGTCGTGGGTTTGCATGGTGCTTCTCCTTTGGGGTGATCGCGTTCGGGTTGCAGCCCTTACGGTTTGTTGAAAATCCAGCATTTGACGGTGGTGCAGCGGGCGGCTATGCCGCCGTTGCGGGCGTTGAAGGCGGCGCGCACGGCGCTGTCGACGCTCTTGTTGCTCTCGATGAAGGTGCGGCTGCGGCTGCTCTTGAGCAGGTTGCGCAGGGTGGCGATATCGGCGAGCTTCTGGCGGTGCTCGGCGGCGCGCTCGCAGAATTCGTTGAGGTTGATGGCGATCAGCTCGGGGTTTTTGCTGTGGTCCACCACGGCTTCGTCGCTGATCGTCTCCAGGTACTCGAACACCTCCCAGAACTCGGCCACTTCTTGCGGGTCGGCGTTGATTGCGCCTTGGCGCTCGACCGCCATGCGGGTCAGCTCGGTCATGGCGGCGCTGTGCTGCTGGTCGGTGAGGGCCACCATCAGGCGCATGGCGTCTACCGCTGCCATCAGCTGGGCATGGTTCTTGATGATTCGCTCGACGCGGATCTGGTTGAGGGCGCGCAGGGCTTGCTCATGCACCTTGACCTGGCGGCGGAACACCTCGAGCACCGGCTGCTCGGCCTTGGTTGCCAGCAGCAGAAAGTGGCTGACGTCCATGGCCGAGAGGTGGTTGAGGTTGTCGGCGGCGGCGCGGCTGGCGCTGGTGACCTGCGGGCGGACGAAGTGCAGCTTGATGATGCGCGTGAGGATGGCCTCAGAGGCCACCACAGTGGCGTTTTGGCTGATGGCGATGGTGCCGCGAAAGGGTGGTTCGTGGGTTTCGTTGCCGGCGGTCTTGACGCCGGTGACGCCCAGGGTGCCGCCGTTGAACAGGGGCTTTAGCTCGTCCCAGTCGTAGGCCTTGGCCGGGCCGCGGTCGTTGTCGCTGCGGTCGGCCTCGAGCAGCACCAGGGGCATGCCCGATACCTGGCCCATCCAGCGGCGCAGGCCGGCGCGGCTCATCTTCGAGGGGTCTTTGCCTTCTTCGTCGGGGCGGCCGAGCAGCTTCCAGAGGAACATCAGCAGGGTCGATTTGCCGGCGCCGGCCTCGCCGGTCACCTCCAGAAACGGGAAGGACTGGAACTCGGCGCGGATCTGCTCGGCGAACAGCGAGCCAAACCAGAAGCCCAGGGCGATCACGCCCTGGGCGCCGAAACAGGTCCACAGCCAGTCGAGCCACTCCTCCCGGTAGCCGTGGCTGTCGCGGGCGATTTCCAGGCGGATGGACTTCTGCAGGGTCTTGAGGCGCAGCTTCTTGAACTCGAAGTAGTCCTCGGCGTTGGCCTTCTCGACCAGGCCGCCATGCACCGCCACGTCGCCGAACACATAACAGGCGTGCTCTTTGCTGTAGCCCACGTAGTCGATGGTCTGCACGGTTTTCAGGCCGTACAGCTGGTCTTTCATGATCTTGTCGAGCTGGCCACCGGTACCGGTGAATACGGCGCCGGCGGCCATGCCGAGCAGGCGCTTCTTGAACTCGCTGGCGGCGGCCACCTGGCCACCGGTGAAGGTGTTGCGCACCGCTGGGGCGTCGTGCGGGAAGTCGACGCGGAAGTAGTACCAGGACTCGTCGGTGACCTCGTTGCGCTGGAAGTACAGGGCGGTGGGGTAGCAGTTGGCGATCTCGACCACGGCGCCGCACTGGCGCAGGGCTTTCTCGCGGACCTGCTTGTCATTGAGCAACTGATCTTCCTGGCGCTCGGACTGCTCCAGGTGCTGCATGGCCTTGTTGAACTTATCCAGATCCATCTTGAACCAGTACAGGCGGCTCTCGAAGCCGAAGTGGAACTCGTGGCGCTCGCGCCATTCGTACATCAACACGCCCTTCTCGGCGGCGCTTTCGGCCAGCAGCAGGGCGCCGTGGTAGCGGGCTTCCTTGAGGTCGCGCTCGACCTTGTCGGCGCGCTTGTCGGCGTCGTCGATAAACGCCCAGCGCTGGTGCAGGTCGTTCCAGTCGGCCTTGCGATCGCGCTGGGGAATCTGCGCGGCCGTGCAGCTGTAGCCCAGCTCGCGGGCCAGCTTGACGTGCTTGCGGGTGTAGCGGTGCGCGCCGGGCTCGTTGTCCAGCGCCCAGACCAGCTTGGGCAGTTTGCCGCCGCGCAGGCGGGACAATTCCTTGAGCGATTCCTCGGGGAAGTAGGCGCTGCTCATGGCCGACACGGCGGCGATGCCATGGTGCAGCAGAGCGATGGCGTCGAAGATGCCCTCGACTATCCACAGTTCCGTGGCCTCGAGCAGGTCGATGCATGGCGGGCACCACCAGTGGCCGCGAGGCGACTGGCCGGGGGCGAAGCGGGCTTTCATCTTGCCGAAGCGGTGCGGGCGGTCGATGAGGCGTTCCCAGTAGCCGCCTTTGTCCAGGGGGAAGCGCACGGTGGCGCTGCCGATGCCCTGGGCGCGATCCCAGTAGTTGTCCTGGCTGTACCAGCCCTTGATCCGGCTCAGGTCGAAGCCGCGGGCGAACTGCAGGTAGCTGTCGACCGAGGCGTTGGGGGCCGCTTCGCTGGCCGGGGCGCGCTTGCTCCAGTCGTCGAACAGATCCTCGAACAGCTCTTTGACGTGCCACTGCTCACCGCACTTGCTCTCGCGGCCACAGCGGATGAACCAGGGCTCGTCCTGGCGGGAATAAAGCTCCTTTTTGCCGCAGCTCGGGCAGGTTCCCTTGCGCATCCAGGGCGTGCCCTTGGCGTGCTGCAGGCCGTAGTCGGATTCCAGGCGGCGCAGTACTTCGCTACGGATCTCGCGTTCCATCGTCTTCATTGGCCTGACTGCTCCCAGGTGGTGGCGAGGGTTTGTAGGTCGCGCAGGGCCCGCTGGGTGACGGCCCATTGAATGAGGTCGTGGTCGGCCATGGCCATGAGGTAGCCGGTCAGCCGGCCCTGGTATTCGGCAGCGCCCAGAAAACTGCCTGGGCGCGCGGCTTTCTCCAGTTGGCTGAGCCAGTCCAGGGCCTTGGGCATGCAGGCGATGTGGCGGGCCTCGAGGGCGGTTTTAACGGCGTGGTTCATGCCGGTGCTCCCTGCCGGCTGAGTTGCTTGCGCAGTTCGCGGGCGCTGCGGCTGATGCCAGCGATGTGCGGGTGGTCGGCCAGCACACGCTGGGCGCGGAAGCCCACGGCGACGTAGCGGTAGCGATCGGAGTACCAGAGCTCGGCCATGGCTTGTTCGTACTGGGTGACCAGCCAGCGCAGGTAGGCCTGGCCTTGGGTCGGGGAAAGCTGGATTGACACGGTGATGTCGCTCATAAGGTCACCAATCGGGCGCAACTTGCCCCTGCCCACGGTGGTCGGGCATAGGCAGGGGCAAAGGGTTTAGAGGGGGTGTCTGGCGATAAAGCGGCTGGGCAGGATGCGGCGTGGCAACAGGGCGCGCTCGCCGGTACGGTGGTCGATCAGCATCACACTGCAGTAGTCGGGGCCGCTGGCCAGGTCGATGCCGATCCAGGGTTGCTTCGGCTCGCCGAGGTCACTCATGGCCAGGTGCACCAAGCGCTGGGCCATGAACACCGGCACCTCCATGGCTTGCACCAGGTAGCGGGCGGCGCGCTCGAACAGGCGGGCGTCGTCGCCCAGGTGCTCGGCCTGATGGCGCTCGAGGAAGGTGCGGGCGGCCTGCTGCATGCTGTCGCGGTATTCCATGGCTTCGCTCATGAGTGCATCTCCAGTTGGTCGACCAGGTCGAGTTGTGCGTCGTGTTGGGTGCGCATGCAGGCCCGGCGGTGGGCGCTGTTGGCCTGGGGCAACTGCACGGTGGGGTTCGCCATGCCGCTGGGGCCCAGTTCGTGGGTCATCTGGAACTCGGCGCGCACGCTCCAGCTACAGGCCTCGTTGGTACATTGCAGGTAGGCGATACGCAGGAATATGTGCTGGCCCTCGCTGGTGCGGATGCGCATGCGTCCTTGGCAGTGCGGGCACACCAGTTTGTAGGTGCTCATGGTTTCCTCCGGTGCAAGGTGATGACGGCGCCGACTTCGGCGTGGCGGGCGGCGATGTGCTGGCGGTGGGCGACGATGATCTCGGCCAGTTCGGCTTCGTCGATGCTGCCATCTGCCAGGGCTGCGGCGATCAGCGTGTCTACCGCGCCGCGCTTGACGGCGGTGGTCATGCAGCGGGTATAGAGGTCGAGGTTGTCCAGTGTCTCGGCCTCCGGCATGGCGACGAACACGCCGCCGTAGAGGGCGCAGATGTAGTCCGGCAGGTGGTTGGTACCGGCCATTTGCTCGAGCTGGTGCAGTTGGGCGTCGGTCAGGGGCTGGCTGCCGGCGTTCTCGTAGACGTGGTTGTCGAGCTTCTTGACGGCCAGCCCGAGGCGGGCGGCGGCGCACTCACGGCCGCCCGGGTAGGCACTTACCACCACGCTCATGACCTGGCGGCGGGTTTCTAGAATCTGGCGTTTCATCTTCTGGTTTTCCCCTGACCCTGTGCGCATTACTTTTTAACCACGCCTTCTTTGATGCCGAGCAGCACAGCGGCGCGATGTGCTTCGCCGCGCTTACCCTTTTTGCGACCGTTCAATAGGTCGCTGACCAGATTTCTGTTCAGGTCATGCTCGCGGCAGAACTCGGCGATGCTTTTCCCCTCGCGGTCAAGAGCCGCGCGGGCTTGCTCGGGAGTGAGAAGGGCATGCATAGTGTTCGTCCGTGTTTAATCGTGTTGGATGAAGGGGATTCTTGGGCAGATTTCTGTTCAAGTCAACTGATATTGATCAAAAAAATGCTCATAGCATCAGGAGTAGGCGAACGCCTGAGAGAAGAACGGGATCGGCTGGGGCTGAATCAGACCGATTTCGGCGTCGCGGCGGGGGTCAGCCGCGGCACGCAAAAGGCCTACGAGCTGGAAAGCAGCTCGCCCGATATCCGCTACCTCAGCACCCTGCAGGGCATGGGGGTGGACGTGCATTACGTGCTGACGGGTATTCGGTCGCCGATGGATGCCGATGGCCTGACGGAGGAGGAAGCCAAGGTGCTCGAGCAGTACCGGACGATGTCACCGGAGAGCCGGGCTTCGGTCGAGCGCGTGGTCGATGCGCTGGCGAATTACGTCGTGATAAAGAGATCTGTAGGAGAGGCACCTTGAAAGGAATTTTCACCGCATCTATGGCGCTGGCAGCCATCATCAGCCAGGGCGTCAATGCTGGGAAAATCGAGTTGCTGGATGCCGCCGCCTATGGCTCTGACTGGCCGCTTACGCTCGATGAGGTGCACCTGCTGTGTCTGGATGGCGGCGCGGTGGTGGCCTCAGATCCGGAAAGCGGACGGATGTACCCGCTCAACGGCACTGCCAACGCTAAGGCCGCGCGTCTGGCTCTGGAGCCGCTGGCGCCGATCTGGCGGGATGACCCAGCGGCACCGGATGCCAAGCTCAGTGTGGCGCCACTTATCGAGCGAGGGCTTGCGCTGTGCCAGGACTGATCGATCTCGACGACGACATGGCCTTCGGCGCGCGCCTGCGCGCAGAGCGTGAGCGGCTGGGGCTGGAGGTACACGAACTGGCCCACCTGGCCGGCCGCCCGGATGCCACCCAGCGCTACTATGAGTCAGGCAACAAGCCAATCCCGGTTGATTACCTGCAGGCGCTGAATGCGCGTAGCGATGTTGACGTGTGGTTTGTCATCACCGGCCAGCCTGCCGCGACTCAATAGTTACATTTTAAGGGGTTGCGCTGGTGGCACGTTGCCACATGCTGACAATGGAACGCTCCCGGGCGTTTTAGACGGTGCTGGTTTGGCACCGGGCGCCCGTCACATGGAAATGGACTGGAGTGCAGCATGTTTAGCAACCTTACCGACCTGGTACGCCTGATCAGGCTTTATTGCTCTTTGAGCAAGCGGCAGCGGGGGGACATCCTGCGGATATCGGAGGCGTACGCGCAGTCAGCTAAATAAGGAAAGATGAAAACCCCGACCTAGTGCTGGGGTTTTCGTCGGAGTTCGACTTTAGGCTATGGTGTATGTGGCATCACAGTTAGCTGATGCTTCCGCCTACGCAAGAACACCCGCTACCTACTGAAATTCACTCGCCGCATAGACGATCGATCCTGCTAACCATCAGCGGCGAAGTGGCTCCCGAACGCATGGGCGAAGCCCTTCGCGAGGGCATCACATCCCGTTCAACATGAGTCCCAACATAAGAAAGTCTAGTCGGTGTACATGCGCCAGTCGACGTTTCCAAAATATTACTCGTTAGAAGTCGCTGTGGAATTGATCTAATGTTTGTTTAATTCCCGTGTGTAGGTGCATTAGTAGCTTTGTTAGGTTGGGGAGTTCTAGACTCCCGCATTTCTCAAGGGCGAAAAATGGGGCGACGTCAGCTCTTGCAACAAATTCTGGTGCGGGCTCGGCAAGCTGGATTGAAAAGAATACTGTTCCTTCATCGGTCAGTTTTTTCTTCAAAGGATCTGTGGAAATGAAATTTACTATTTTAACCTCTTGGCCCTCTCTATCAAGTCGCTTTGCGATTTCTGTATCGGTATCAATTATAATTTCTTTCTTTAGAATTGCAGCCGCCGCGACAACGATTAATAGATTGTGCTTGTCTTGATTGTTTAAATCTGAAACAACTTTTAATGTTGAGTCATTAGGGATCTGTTGCCTGAAGGGCTGCATTCCAGTGATTTTTTCAACAGCAGTATGCGAGATGCCCTGAAGTTTTCCCTTTAGTCGCGACTTAAAGTCAGATTCTTTGCTGAAAATTGGGAATTGGTTTTCTGTGCTTGGTTTATTGCCGTTATGGATCACCAGCGCATAAACCAAATGATCCAAGCAAGAGCGAAGTTGATGAATTATTTCTCCGGTTATTACCTGGAATCGTAGTGGTGTGAGTGGTCCGCCGTAAGCGGTGAATTCATAAATTAATCCGTCAGGCTTGAAAGCACCTATCACTTTAGGAAGGGGGGACTCTTTAAGGTGTTTTTGAATTTCGATTTCTAGAGAAATAATGCTTTCGTGAGCTCTTTCAAGTTTGGCTTGGCAGCCGTCTAGAGGATGCGTCATATGCTTGTACCTTTGATGTGGGGAACTGGGTAATAGAAACAGATCACTTAACTCTTAGGTAAGTTATTTTTGGTTAGTTTAGACCACTCCCGATCCACTGCCCGCTGTGCGCCGCTTTTGTCGGCGTAGAGGTGGGTTAGGCGTTTGGGGTTGGCCTGGTCGCCGGCGGTGAGCTTGCGTTGCTCGGCGGTTTGCTCTTCGCGGTACCAGGCGAGGATGCCGGTGTGGTCGCCGCTGTCGTCGGCCAACTCGGCCAGGTCCTCGGCGTCGGGCAGTTTGGATTCCAGTTCCAGGCTGGTGGTGTAGGCCTCGGGGGTGAAGCTGTGGTTGATGTTGGCGCCGAGCCAGATGATCGCGCCGATTTCCGCCTTGATGCCGTGCAGGGAGTAGGTCAGCTCGGGAATGAGTTCCGGGCGGCCTTTGGCCAGGGTGTAGCTGAGGGTGGCACTGCCGCGCTGCAGGCGGCTCCATTCGGCGCGGGCAGCGTTGAGGGCGCTGCCTTGGTCGGTGTAGGTGTGGCGCAGATCCTTGAGGTTGTCGCCTGTGCCTGCGATGGCGGACTTTTTCTCGGCGCTATTAACCTCGTAGTAGTAGGCGCGCACGCCGCTGTAGCTGTCGCGGTCTGCTTGCAGGTAGCGGTGCTGGTCGCCGTCCTGGCGGGTGAGAGTGATGTGCGGCAGGGGTAGGCCGCTGGCGCTGGTGCTTTTGCCGGCGGGCATGAATAGCAGGCGCCCGGCTTTGACGGTGGCGATAGCGTCATGCTGATCGCCCAGGCGAGCGAGCAGGTTGGCGTCGGACTCGTTGGCTTGGTCGAGGTGCGCCAGGCCGATGGCGGCCAGCACTGGAGCGATGAGGGCTTGCAGGCCGTTACTAGCGGCCAGGCTGCTGATGACGTCGCCCAGGGTGGCGGCGTGCCAGCTGCGCTCGCGTTTGCTTTTGAGGCCCTCGCGCAAGTCGGCGCTGCGGGCGCGGATGCTGAGCACGTCGGGCGCGCCGCTGTGCTCGGTTTCGTCCACCGTGTAGCTGCCCTTGTCGGTGAGGCCGGTGTCGCTCCAGCCGAGCCAGAGGCGCACGCTGGCGCCGTGCGGGGGGATGGCCAGCAGGCCGTCGTGGTCGCTGAGCTGGATGTCGAGGGTGTCGGCCTCCAGCCCGCGGTTATCGGTGAGGGTGATGCTGACCAGGCGCTGCTCGATGGCGGCGGTGATGTCGCGGCCGTCGACCAGCACGCGGCAGATCGGCCGGGCGTAGCTGGCCTGTTGCCGGTAGCTGTCTGCTGCGCCCTGCAGCAGGCCGTTGGCACGGCTGAGCAGTTGGTCAATCACAGTACGCGCCTGATCAGGTTGCCGAGGGTGCCGGTGAGGCTGCCGAGCAGATCCACCCGGCCGTCGTCGATGCGCTTGAGGCTAATGGTGAACTCGATACGCCGCGCGGCGCCGTCGCTGAAGAACAGGGTACGTGTTTCGCTCAAGGATTCGATCACCCAGAGGCCGTAGATGCGCCCGCTGCCCTCGATCAACGGCCAGGCCTTGCCGGTGTCGGCCATTTGCCGGATGACATCGAGGCTGAGCTGGCTGCCGGCGATTTCGGCGAGCAGCACGCCGGGCAGGGTGATGGCGTCCTCGCCTTTGCCCATGAACTGCCGCGCCGGGTTGGTGCCGATGCGCGAGGTGCTGCCGTGGCGCCAGTCGGTTTGCCGTTGCAGCTCCTGGTAGGCGAGGGTGTGCATGCCGAAGACGAACATGCCGAGTGCCATCATCATGGGTTTTTACTCCTGGTCGTGCAGGCGCGAGCGGATGCGCGCGGCTTTGCTGCGATCACGCTCGTCGAGAATGCGGCTGATTTGCTGGGCCAGGTCGCTGGCGTTGCCACCCGGCGCGGCCTGGATGGTGATGTGGTAGGTATCGCCGCCGATGCTCACACCTGCCCCGGCGTTGGCGCTCAGGGGCGGGCGGTTGTCGATGCTCAGCGAGCTTTCTGTCGTGAGCTGGGCCAATGCCGGTGGCTTGTCCACAACCACCCGCACCCGCTGGATCAGTTCTGGCAGTTCTGGAATATTCACTAGGGCCGGCACCGCGGCAGGTTGCAGCACCTGGTCGATTTGCTGCTGGGCTGGCTGCATCTCGGCCAGGTAGGGCATGGCTGCAGCGCCTATGCCCAGGGCCAGGGAGCCGGCCTGGGTCATGCGCTTGGCGAAGCCGCCCAACTGGCTGAGAGGGCCGTCTTCGCCGCCGGCTAGGCCCTGGGTAAGGCCGGCCATGGTGAAGCCGCCCAGCTCGGCGAATACGCGCGAAGGCGAATGGATGCCGAGCTTGTCCTTGAACCATCCGATGGTGGATTCACCCGCGCCGGTGATGGCGGTTTTGACGCTGCCCATGGCGTTGGTGATGCCGCTGACCAGGCCACTGATGAGCATACCGCCGAAGTCGCTAAATTTGCCCGGTAGCTCAACGCCGAAGTAGCTCATCACGCCGGCGAATGCCTGGTAGAACAGGCCCAGGGGTGACCAGTTGAGCAGCAGGGCGGCCACGCCGCCGATGCCGCCGGCAAAGGCCGTTTTGATTTGCGCCCAGAGGCCGCCGAAGAAGGCCTTGATCGGCTCCCAGTAGGTGTAGATGAGGAAGGCCGCCGCGGCGATGGCAGTGATGGCCAGGCCGATGGGGTTCATCATCAGCGCGCGGCCGATGAACAGGATGCCCTTGGCCACCAGAGGCAGGGCGGCTTTGCCAAGGCGGCCCAGGGTGGCGGCCAGCCCTGTGCCCTTGATGCCGAACAGAGCCATGCCGTAACGGACCATGGCGAACGGGCCGAGGATGCTGGCCAGGGCCAGGGTGAGGCCGCCCATGACAGCCATGAGGATGCCAAGCCCTGCGGCGGTTTTGACGATTTGTCCGGCCAGCTCAGGGTTCTCGGCGATCCAGCCTCTTACGCCGCGGATAACCCCGGTTAGGCTCTGGGTGATTTCGCGCATGGGGCCGTTCTGTTGTTCCTGCAGTTGGATGCCGAGATCTTCCCAGGCGCTGCCCAGGCCCGAGAGGTCGCCCTTCATGTTGTCGGCCATGACGCGTGCGGTTTTGCTGGCCTCGCCTTCGGTCTGCTTGAGGGTGCGGACGAACTCTTGCAGGCCGCCGGTGCCCGCCTGCTTGACCAGTACCTGCAGGCCGCTGACGGCCTCCTCACCGGCAATGCCTTTGAGCAGGCCGGCGCGATCGGCGTCGCCCATGTGTTTGGTTTTTTCGTAGATCTCGGCGAGCACGGTTGGCACGTCGCGCATGTTGCCGCTGGCGTCCTTGGCGCTGATGCCCAGTTTATCCAGCGCCTCGGCCGCAGCCTTGGGCGGGGCGGAGAGGCGGCCGAGGATTGCCCTCAGTGCGGTACCGCCCATGCTGCCCTGGATGCCCGCGTCGCCCAGCTTGCCGGCCATGGCGGCGACAGTCTCGATGTCTTGCCCGACCGAGGCGGCTACCGGGGCGACGTATTTCATGGTTTCGCCGAGCATGGCCAGGTTGACGTTGGAGCGGGTGAAGGTGCCGACCAGGATGTCACCCACGCGCGACATCTGGTCGGCGCCCACGCCGAAGCCGGTGAGGATGTTGGAGGCGATGTCTGCCGTCTCGGCCAGTTCAGCCCCGCCGGCCTTGGCCAAGTCGAGCATGCCGGGCATGGCCGCCTTGATCGCCGCCGGCGTAAAGCCAGACATGGCCAGGAAGCCCTGGGCGCCTGCCGCCTCGCCGGCGGTGAACTGGGTGCTGCCGCCTAGCTCGCGGGCCTGGGCGCGCAGGGCCTGCATGTCGGCCGAGTCTTTGTCCTGGCGGGTGAGCGATTGCACCTGGCTCATTTGCGCGTCGAACTCCAGGCCGGGCGCCATCATCCGCGCGCCGGCGTAGAGGATGCCGCTGCCGGTGGCCAGGCCTGCCGCGCCGCTGCCGGCCATGCTACCGGCCAGGCTCTGGGTTTTTTCGTACTGCTGCTTGGCCTTGGCCAGGCGCTGTTGCTGCTGGGTGACGCGCTTGAGGCGGCTCTCCTGCTGGCTGAGGGACTGGTTGGTCTGGGTGATCTTCTGGCGCAGCTCGCGTTCGTGCTGGCCGAGATTACGGGTGCTGATGCCGGCGGCGTTGAGCTTGCCGCGCAGGCCTTGCAGCTCGCGTTGCTGCTCGCCGTGCTTTTGCTTGAGGGCATGGCCCTGGCGCGCGGCGCGCTGGAATTCGGCGCTGAGCGCCTTGGTCGGGTTGGCGGTGTTGGCCAGTTGCTGGGAGAGCTGCTTGAGCTTGTCGCGGTTGGCCTGCATGGCCTGGCTGGTTTGCTCGGTGGCGCCCTTGAGGGTCTTGAAGCTGCTGATGTTGCTTTGCTGGGCCTGCAGCCCCTTGAGCGTGTCGCGGGTGCTCTTGAGGGTGCGGGCCAGGCCAATGCTGCCTTGCATGATGGATTTGATCGGGCTGGTGGCCTTGTCGATGGCGGCCAGGACCACCTGCAGCTTCAAATCACGCGCCATGCTTGGCCTCTAGTCGTTTACGGGCGCGCTCGCGCCATTCCATCAGGTCGGTGAGGCTCAGCGGATCCATGTCCGCTGGGGCCCAGTGAAAGACCATGGCGAGATCCGCCATGGCGTCTTCTACGCGACGAGGGATGCTTCCGCTTTCGCCGACTTCTGCAACAAAAAACCCGCCACCGCGACGCCGCACTGCACCAGGTCGGCGGGGTCCATGCGGCCGATCTCGATGTCGGTGAGGGCCGGGCTGGTGATGCGCGGCAGGACCTTGCGCAGGGCACTGACGTCGAGGTTCATCAGCTCGACCAGGGACACGCCGCGCAGTTCGCCGGACATGGGTTTGCGCAGGGTGACGCTGTCGATGATCTGTTCGCCGCGGACGATGTGGCCGTCCAGGACAACGGTTTCTTCGTTGGGGTTTTTGCTGGGTGCGGCTTGGACGGTGTCGGGGGTATTCATGGTGTGGCTCCTTTGCATGGGGTTGCCCGGCTATGCGCCGGCCGTGTGGGTTACAGGCCGATGGCTTTGCGCTGCTCTTCGAGCAGGTCTTTGCCGTTGACCAGGAAGATGAAGTTGAGCAGATCGATCTCGATCTCGACGTTGCCGTCTACGGTGAGCTTGTAGTAGCTGCAGGTGGTGGTGACGCTGTGCTCGGTGTCTTCGCCGGCTTCGGAATCGCCCAGGCTGATTTCTTCGTGGCGGCCGCGCACGACCACTTCTACGGCGGTGACTTCGCCGGTGTCGTCACGCTGTACGGCGCCGGCCCAGCGCAGCAGCACGCCGGCAGCGGTGGTGATGCCGTACTGGCGGATGACGGTTAAGTCCCAGCCGCCGAGAGTCCATTCGAGCTGGATGCCATCGTCGCCCATGCCCAGATCGGCCTTGACGGCGCCGTCCATGCCGCCGCCGCGCCAGGCTTCCATCTTGCGGGTGAGGTTGGGCAGGGTGACGGACTTGCAGACGCCCATGTAGCTCTGGCCGTCGTTGAACAAGTTCATGTTTTTCAGTTTGCGAGGCATGGCCATTGGGCGTGCTCCTGGATGCAGTGGGCAGGCCCCGCGCTGGGCGGGGCGGCGGGATTAGCCGGAAATGCGGGCGGCGAAGTCGACCAGGTAGCGGTCGGTGATGCGCTGGCGCAGTTGCAAGTTCTCCAGCGGCGGCACGGGGGTGTAGTCGTAGTCGAGATACAACTTGCCGTCCTTGAGGGTGGTGGCGCTGTTGGCCGCTTCGTCGTACCAGGCGTTGGCGTCGACGATCAGGCCGAGGGCCTTGAGCTCGCGGAACTTGGCGTTGATGCCTTCGAGGATGTCGCGCACCAGGGACGGGTGCATGGGCTTGTCGATGGCCCACAGGTGCGCCTCGGCGATGGTGTCGGCGAGTACCTGGGCGGTGCGGGTGTAGTTCTCGAAGGCGAACAGCGGGTCATCCGCGCAGGTGCGCGAGCCCCAGAAGCGAAAGCCGCCCTCCTGGATGAGGGTGGTGACCTCATTGGCGTTGAGGTAGCCGGCGTCGGTGGCGGGGTTTTGCAGATCCCAGAACACGTCGCGGCTGATGCCGGTGACGCCGTTGACCGGGATGTTGGACAGGGTCTTGTGCCAGCCCACTTGCTGGTCGAGCTTGGCGCGCAGGCCGAGGGCGCGGGCAGTGGCGGGGGCAGCTGCAGCGGCATTGGCGGTTGTGTCCCAGCTGATGAAGTCGGGCCAGATGACCATGACCTCACGGGCGCCGAAGTTTTCGCGGTAGGCGACGGCCTCTTCCTTGGTGGCGCACTCCCACGCCGAGACGTAGGCGAAGGCGCGCAGCTGTTGGGCGACAGCGACCAGCTCGGTGGCGACCGGCAGGGAATCCAGCCCGGGCACGCCGAGGATGCGCGGGGTAACGCTGACCTTGGCCTTGGCGGCGAGCAGGGCCTTGAGGCCGGTGTACTTACCCTCGGCGGTGACGGTGCCGATGATTTTGCTGGTCTGGTCGGCGGCCTTGGCGGCATCGTCGATGCCATCGCCATCGGCCACACGCACGACGATGGTGAAGGGACTGGCGTTGTCGGCGATGGCGTCTAGGGACTTGGCCAGGGTGCCGAGCACGCCGGCGCTACCGATGGCGCTGAGCACGTCGGTGAGCAGTACCGGGGTGTCGAGCGGGAACACGGCGGCGTCGGCGTCGCTGGCGGTACAGACCATGCCGATGACCGCAGTGGAAATGGTACGGATCGGACGGGTGCCCTCGTTGATTTCGAGGACGCGGACGCCGTGGTGGTAACTAGTTGGCATGGGTCATTCCTGCGCAGGAGTTAGGTTCTGCGCAGGGTGACGCGCGCGCGCGCGGGCGGGTAGCGATGGAGCTTGTAGGGAGGGGCGGTACAACGCGCAGATGGAAAAAGCCCCGGATGACGGGGCTTGGGGTGGGGCGGGTTGGCGCTTAGTTGGGGTTGTTGCCGATGCCGGCGATGGCTGCTTGAATGGCCGCAATGGTCGCGACAGCGATGTCTTGGGCTTGCTCCACTTCGCCGGCGTTCATAGCCTGGCGTACCTGCTCTTTGGCCCGCAGACGGGTTTCGCGCAGCAGATGGAGAGCTTCGTTGTACTGCGCGGCCTCGGTGAGGATGTTGTCGGCAGCTTGCTGGGCGGAGCGGCCAGCCATCGCCCAGGCGGCCACGGTGCGCGGTACCGCTTCGGCTGGATAACCTGCAGCAGCGAAGGCCTGCGCCTCGGTTGCCGCCATCTGGTACTCGACGGCGCGCAGCGGGTCGCCGGCTACGGCGCGGCGGGCGGTGTCGGTGGTGCGGTCGATGCTGGCGCACAGTTCGTCTGCGGTAATCTGCACATGCGGTGGATCAACCAAAATCGGCAGGCCCTGCGCATCGTGGCTACGGATCTTGCCAGGCATAGGGTTGGCTATGACCGAAAGGTAAAGCTCGTCGGTGATTGGCTGCGCATCCGGCGGCATGGCTTCGCCGTGTATTTCGTCAATGTACGTGGAGCCTGTTGATCTGCTGTAGTAGCGCATATTTCCCCCTAGCGGCCAATTGCAACGTAATTGGCATTAATCGCGCCGCCCTCGCCGATGTACAAACTAGCACCCGTTAAGGTTCGAGACTGAACAATGAGTGGTTTGGTGATCGTCGTCGCATCGATATTGTCCTGGGTCGTACAGAGCACGCAAAAAATTTCCGTGGGAAAGCCGATGGAGAAGGTGATGGGTTGCAGTGAGCCTGAGTTCATTGGCGCCGTCCCCCACTGGATGATCAACCCACCTAACCAAGTGGGGAACACGATATAGCCATTAATTGCCAAGCTAATCGCAAACCCCCAGTGCAGTTTTTTCGGGGTGACTATCCGCTCGTCCGAGGTGCCCGCATTGACTTCTGTCTGGGTTCCCACGCGCAAGGTACCGGCTAGTACCTCGGTTGCCTTAGCTGCTGCTGCGCGCAAGATCTGGACTACTCGCAATGGCGTCGTCGGCTTGGAGTTGTCAGTGCCGGTCTCGGCTTCGGCCTGACTAGCTTCGCTGATGGCATAGCCGGCCATCGTGGTCGGGTTAGTACCGCCGATGACCCGCCCACGCTTGTCCACCGTTACGCTGCGGTAGGTGCCAGCCGATACGCCGGACGGCCCGGCCGCAGCCTCGAAGGTTAGCGCTGTGGTACCGAGGGTGATGGGGGCATCGGTGACCAGTTGCCAGACGCTGTCGGCGTTGGCTGTGCCTTGTTCGACCGGCACGATCATGCCCGGGGTGACCTCGATGTTGGCATCGGCATCCGCCGCGCGCGACCAGGCACCACCGACCACCACGTAGATGCCGTTTGCAGCGCCGCTGGCTTGGTTTTTTACTAGCACCCGGTCACCGGCGACAAGAGCGACGCCGTCGATGGTTTGAGTGCCGCTGAGGGCGATGTTGGCGGTGGTGGCTGCACGCACGCTGTTCTTGTGGTCCAGCTTGGCCAGCTCGTCGTCGACGTATTTACGGGTTGCAAGCACCACAGCCGGGTCGATCTTCAGTTCGACGTTGGTGGCGCTGCTGACGATCAGGTTCATACGCACCACCTGGGTGCGGCCTGAGCCTTGCGACAGTTGTGGTTTGAAGCTGGGCGCGCAGTTGGCGATGGCGACCAAGTCACCAGCTTCGTCGTACAGGCCGATTTCGCGGATCCACCAGCCGCCGACATCCTCGGGGATGACTTGCTCGGCGATGATGATAGAGGTGTTGCCGGGGTCGACCTTGAGCTGGTTGAGCGGTGCGCGGCGGCGCTCGTTGAGCAGCGCCGTCTGCTGGCGATCGGGGGTGGGCTCGGTACCATCGGCATCCCCCACGCCCATATGGGTGATCTTCCAGGCGATGCCGAGGGCGTCGGCGTTGGCCTGCCTGGCCTCGCCTACGGCGGTGAGAATGGCGAAAAACTGGCTGTTCTGGTCTGTCATGGGTAGACGTCCATGGTGTCGATTGAGTGTTCGCGGCCGCTGGCACCGATGTGGCCGGTGACCTCGATGTCGTGAAGTTCAGGTGGGTAAACGGTGAGTTCGTCGCCTTCGTAGATGCTCACGCCGTGGCGCAGGTAGCCGCTGGTTTCCAGGCTGATGGCCAGGCCAGTGAGGTGGCGGCTGACGGGCTTGGCGTCGTCGATCAGGCGTTCGAGCTCGAGGTACATCTCTTCGCTGATGCCGGTGTCGAGTACGCCGACCAGCAGGGCGAAGGTGCCGGGCACACCCTCGGGGACGGTTTGCCACCACTCGAGCACCTCGATCAGGTAGCCCAGCGGCTCGACCACCCGGCGCAGGGCGCCGATGGTGCCCTTGTGGGCGTGGACGAAGTAGGCGGCGCGGATGACGCCGCGCTTGGTCGCCTCCGGCCAGGCCGAGTCCCAGCGGTCGACGCTGTAGGCCCAGGCCAGGTAGGGCAGTAAGGCGACAGGGCAGAGGTCGGGGTTGTGCAGCTCGCGGATCGGTACCGGCACGCGTTGGATCTGCGCCAGGGCTTCGGCCGCCTGGCGCTCCAAGGCGCTGGCGTTGGCGGGCAGCAGGCCGCGGCTGGTCATGCCTGGCCGCCGATGCTGACGCTGTAACCGGTGCAGTAGGCGGCCTGGGCGGCGGTGGGGGTGATGTCGGCCCAGCCGGTGAGCACCACCTTGGTCACGCCTTCGGCATGCAGCGCGGCGTGGATGGCCGACTCCGAGACCTCGACGCCGAGGCGGCGGCGTTGGTTGACGTAGGCGTCTAGCTTGGCTTCTGCGGCGGCGCGGATCGGTTCGGCCTCGGGGCCGACGGTGCTGAGGTAGAGGGTGGCGTCGACGCTGTATTCGAGGATGGCGGCGCCCTGGACGGTGAGGCGGTCGGCCACCGGGCGGCGATCGTCATCGCTGATGTAGGCGGCGACGCTGTCGATCAGGGCCTGGTCGACGCTGCCATCGCCCAGGGCGCCCAGGATGGTGACCACCACCACAGCGGGACTCGGGCTGGCGGCGGTGGCATCGGCGACCAGGCCATCGGCGCTGCGGGCGTGGAACACGTAGCTATTGCGCGGGCCGGCGGTGCTGAGGCCTTCCCAGGCCATCTGGGCGCGTTCGCGCAGGGCGTTGTCGCCCTCCATCACGGCGGCCTGCGGCGGGATGGCGGTGGGGTTGGCGGCGATGATGGTCAGGCGCTGGACGTTGACGCCGGCGGCGATCTGCTCGAGGTCGCTGCCCCGGGCCTTGGCCAGCAGGGTGGCGAGCGCGGCCTCGTTGACGCGCTGGCGCCAGAGGGTTTCGCGGTAGGCGTTCTCTTGCAGCAGCTTGGTCAGCGGCTCGGACTCGAGGGCCAGAAGGGCGGCGATGGCGGGTTGTTCGTCCGCCGGCCAGAGGCTGACGGCGTAGGCCTTGCGCTCGGCAAGGATCTGCTCGTAGTCGATGGCCTCGACCACGCTCGGGTCGGGCAGTTGGCTGAGGTCGATGGGGGTGAAATTCATGCGCTGGCCCCCATCTGTAGCGGCACCTGGAGATTGAGCGGGGCGTTGTTGTCGACACGCTCGGAGTCTAGCTCGATGACGGCGCCGCCTTGGGCGTCGCCCTGGAAGATCTGCACGCGGGACAGGCGGATGCGCGGCTCCCAGCGCATCAGGGCGATGGCGGTGGCGGCGTAGGCGCGCAGCTTGGTGACCTCGTTGAACGGCTGGTCGATCATCTCGGGCAGTTGGCTACCGTAGTCGCGGCGCATGACACGGCTGCCGATGGGCGTGGTGAGTATGTCGGCGATGGACTGGCTGAGGTGGGACAGGTCATCCAGGGCGCGGCCGGTGGTGCGGGACATGCCGGTCATTGCGGGGCACCTGTGCTGCTCGGCCCGGCCTGGACGCCGCCGTGGGTGTGGTTGACCAGGCTGATGCCGCTGGCGATGACGTCTTCGCTGACGGTTACGCCGCCGGTGATGGCCACGTCGCCGATGATTGTGACGCCGCCCGGGGCGACGACTTGCGCTTGCCCGCCTTCGGGCAGGGTGGCTTTGAGCGTGTGGGTGGCGGTGTCGTACTCGACGACCGCGCCGTCACGGTAACTACGGCGGTGACGGGTCGGGCTGTTGTCGGGTGCCGGGAACAGGTCGCAGTACAGGCCGAAGAGCACGGCGCCGGTGGCGGGATCGCCGGAGGGCGAGAACACCACGCACTGCTCGCCGATGCTGGGCGGATCCCACTCGGCATCCTGGCCGGCCCTGGGCGCGAAAAATGGCAGCCAGCCGGTGAGCAGGCCGCCGGTTTTGACCCGGCAGCGCGGCGCAGAGTGGTCTACCTCGGCGACGGTGCCGAAGCGGATCAGGTTTTCGAGGCGGCGGGTCAGGTCGGCGATAGTCATAGGGCGCAGGTTGCCGGCCTCGCGCGTGGGTGTCTTGGGGCTGGAGCTGTAGCGCGGGGGGTTACAGGGCGAGGTGGGCCAGCAGGCTGTCGCGGATCAGCTCGCGGTCGGCGGCGGTGAAACCGAGCAGTTCGCGGCGCTCATATTGAATGTCGGGCGAATTGCGCCCGGGTTTGTCGCGCAGGCCGTACTGGTGGATGCGGGCCATGCGCGCGGTGCGGCCGAGAAAGCTGATGGCGACGCTGTCGGCGGTGCTCTGCAACTTGAGGTATTTGGCGCTGCCGAGCTTGCTGAACATTTTGTGCTTGATGCGCCCGGTTTTCTCTCGTGCCTGGCGCGGTTTGCGCGGGGCGTAGGCGCTGCCATCGGGATTGTGCTGGGTGGCGATGCGCCGTTGCTGGCTGCGGCGCAGATCGCGGGCCACGGCCTGGGTGAGTTTGCGCCGTTGGGCCGGCTCGAGCTGGGCCAGCAGGGCGCCGGCCCAGTCTTCCAGGGCGTGCAGGTCGTCAGCCATTGGCGGGGGCCGGGTGCGGGGTTTCGATGTCTACGCCCTGGCCGGCGGGGCTGTCCCACTCGGCCAGCAGTTCGTCACCGACGAATACTTGCATGTGGGTGGCGTCTTGCTGCTCGGTGAGCTGAGGCTCGGCGACGTGGGTGACGCTGAGGCTGCCGTCGGGTTGGCGCTTGACCACGACGCGCTCGGTGAGCGGCAGGGTGATGGACAGGTCGACTTTGTCGTTGGCGAGCACGTCGACCTCGAACTGGATGGCGTCCTTGCTTTTTTCGAGGTTGGTCATCAGATCGGACTGTTGCTCGAGCACCCAGGCGAACAGTGGGATGGCGATGGCGTCCGGGTGGCCGGCGTAGTCGGTGAAGATCAGGTTGAGGGTGTAGCTGTACTCGAAGGACAGGCCGGGGGCAGCGGTACTGCGCAGTTTGCCGTCGTCGATGAATACCAGCAGGCGGTCGGGGTTGTGGCGCAGCTCGGGCACGGCGGCCAGGAGGTGGGCGCGCAGGGAGTTGGGTTTGTTCACGGGTCGGCCCTCGGTTGTTGCTGGTGGTGGTAGAGCATGTCGACCTGGGCGGCGCATTCGGCCCAGGCCAGTTCGGCGCGTTCGGTGTCGGAGAGCAGTTCGCCGTTAGTACCCGGGCTAGTCGCCGGCAGGACGCAGGGCACCACTGCCGGACAGCCAAGCTCGATAAGCTGCGGCGCCGACGATGGTGGGGCGTTGGCGCAGCCGACGAGCAGGCTCAGGCAGAGGCTGGTCAGCCCAGGCCCTAAGATCAGAATTTTCACGTTTGAGTCCCTCTATAGTTTGCTCGCGCTTTGCCAGGCCCTGGCGCAGCTGATCCTGCTGGGCCCGCAGGGCGACCAAGGCATTGCGTTCGGCGTTCAGGGTGGTTTGTAGCGTGCTGAGGTTTGCGCGCAGCCTTCCAGCTTCGTCGCGTGCAGTTTGGGTGTCTTTTGCCGCCAGTTCGGTGTTCTTCTCGGCTACGGTAATTCGCTGTTGCTGGCCCCAGATAAGCAGTGCCAGGGCGCCCAGCAGAACGATGCCGTACAGGGCCTGGCGCAAGTTACTCATGCGCGGTACCAGCCCAGCTTGTTCATGTCACCGACATCTATCAGTTCCACGGGACCTCGCACGATGATCACTTGGCGACCCGACTTCATGCGGTTCAAGGCTTCGAGCAACAGCCTCATATCCTCCTGGTCAGCATTTTCCGGCACCACCAACAGGTTGCCGTCCTGGACGTCCAGTTTGCGCACCGCCTCCAGATCGATCATGCCGCCACCTGCGCGCCGATAGCGGCGGCGTGGCGCTGGTAGGCGCGCTCGAGCTTGATGTCGTAGAGGTTGCGGGCGTAGGCCGGGCCGTTGTAGAGCTTGGCGAACTGTGCCCAGCGCTTGCCCTTGAGGGCCTTGTGCAGGGCGGGGTCGGTTTCGATGAAGCCGACGAAGGCGGCGAGCTGCTCGGCCTCACTGTGGCTCATGCTGGCGATGAAGGCGTCGACGCTCGCATAGCCGAGTCGCTGCCAGTGATAGCCCATGATCTGGAAGGCGCCCCAGCTGGCTGACTCGTTGGCGCAGAGGGCGTCGAGCAGGCGGGCGTTGGCCAGACGCTGGTGTTCAGCACTGCCGCCGCTGTAGCCGCCGGGGCGAGGGTTGACCAGGGCGGGGTAGCTGGCGGCCAGTTGCTTGGCGTGGGCTTGGAGCGCTGCGGCATCATCGCCCTCGAGGCGCGGGGTGCTGAGCTGGCGGTACATGACGTGACGTTCGAAGAGAATCTTCGGTTTGCCGGTGGCGTCGAAGCCTTGGCCGAGGCTTTCCACCTCGTTGACGGCCATGATGGCGGCCAGTTCAACGCCGAGGTGCTCGGCTGCGCTGACCAGGTTGCTTTGGCGCAGTGGATTGGCGGCGCCGGTACCGGCGAGGGCGGCCAGGGTTTTAGGCCCGGCGATGCCATCGGTGACTAGGCCGGCGCGGGTCTGGAAGGCGCGCAGGGCGGCTTCGGTGGTGTCGGCGAAGTGGCCGTCGACGAACAGCGCGGCGCCGGCCTGGTTGAGCTGGCGTTGCAGTTGGCGAACGGCCTGGCTGCGGTCGCCGTGGCGGAGTCTGGTCATAGTTCTTCAACCTTTCTATCCAGTACGCGTTTGGCCGCGGCGCGGCTGGTTTCGACGCCGAGCAGGCCGACGACGCAGGCGAAGAACACGCCAGCACCCTGCGGTGCGCCGATCAGTTGCGGGCCGTAGGACACGCCGACGCCGAGCAGGCCGCACAGCGGGGCTTCCATCGCCAGTTGGCGGAAGCGGCCGCCGGTGTAGATGATTCGCCAGACGGCAATCAGTAAGGCCAGGCCGCCGGCGTAGAGCGCGGGGAAGTTGTGCTCCAGCCAGGTGGCGAACCAGGCCCAGGTTTCGGGGCGGTCAGGCATGCGTTTCATCCTGTTGTCCTGTGGTTGTGATGGCGTGGAAGCGCCGCACGACTTCACCGAGCAGCGCGGGGCTGTAGCGCTGGGCCAGGGTAAACCCCAGGGCGGCGGCACAGAACTCGCTGCAGAACATGCGGCGGGGGTTGTCGATGGCCAGCGGCAGGATCTGACTGCCGAGCAGGCCGAGCCAGTCGTAGCCCTTGCCCTCATGGGTGAAGTACAGATCCCAGATGTGGGCAGGGTCTGCCCAGGGCGCGGGGATCAGGTCCCAGTGGGCGAGGTCGAACTCGATCATTTTCAGGCGCACGCCGCCGTCCATGGCCGAGGCGGACAACCACTGGCCGCCGCTCATGACGATTTCGCAGTGGCTGTATTTGGAGCGCGTCCACAGGCGGATCAGGCGGTTGAACAGGGTGCCTTGGCCTTTGTAGAGGGCGAGGTAGATCAGTCCCATAGATTCACCATCTGACGTTGGGGTTGGGGGGCTTGCTCGGGGAGGGTGATCAGGTGGCCATGGGGCAGGATCGGGCCGAGGTCGGCCAGGCCAGGGTTGGCTTCGAGCACGGCCTCGGTGACGCCGGCGGTGCGGCCGTAGTGCCGCCAGCAGATGGCGTCGACCGTTTCGCCTTGCATGGCGCGCAGCTGCTGGGCCATCAGATTGGCTCCGCTGGTGTGTTGGCCTGATCGGGGTAAACCCAGACGCCATCTGGTGACACAAGCGCACCAGGTGATGCGCCGGTTTCAACTTCCCGACAAACCGCGTACCCGACCGGGTGCATGATTTCTCTGTTGATGCGCTCAAGTAGCCCTAGACGTGAGATCTCATTCCAGTCAATGACCTGAAATCCTTTCATCAGATGAGCTCCACGGTGGTGCGGCGGCTACCGAGCAGGTCGCGCATGGCCCAGCGGGCGTCGCGGCGGTATTCGTCGATGCTAGGGGTGAGTTCGTCGGCGTTTTTGTCGCCGGCGTTGGTGGAGTCATAACTGCGGTAGCGCTCGGCCAGCTCGGCGCCGGCGGTGCAGTAGACGGCGCGCAGGTACAGGTGCACCGGGCGCGATTGATTCTGGATCAGCGGGCCGGGAACGGCGGCCAGGTCGGCGTGGCCGAGAGCCAACTGGGCGACCTGGTAGTCGTCGAGTTCGCGGTTGACGCTGAGGATGGCGTTGACCAGGGCGACCTCGAGGCGGATGGCGCTGATGCTGCTGTCCAGGCGCAGGGCGGCGCGTACCGCTTCACCGTCGAGATCCGGCCACCAGCCGTCGTTGCTGATCGGGTGGGGCTCGGCTGCGGCGGGGACGGCGCCGGAGGCGATGAAGCCGCTCATGGTCTGGCCCCGCGCCGATCAAAGTCGTGCACTGCGCTGAGAATCTCGCGGCGGGTGAACTGGGGATGACGTTGGCAGAGGCTGGTCATCAGCTCCTGGGCGTTGCGATTGATCTGGGCACGCTCGCGGCCGGTCACTGGGATTATTGCGCCGTGGCGGATCGGCCCGGTGCAGACGGTGCGGTCGTATGCCTCGGTTTCACGGACATATTGCTCGGCGATCGACTGCAGCAGTTGGTCGCGCTCGGTGAGCGTGAAGTCGCACATGTGCAGGTCCGTGAATCTGTTCATGGTCTGGCCCTAAAACGGCGGTGGTCGGGGCGTCACAACTGGGAAAAGGAGTAAACCCGTTGATCAGCCCCGAGCCGCCGTGTGCGTGGGGACGCTCAGTTAGCTGCCGGTGCTGGCGCAGCGTGTTTTTTTAGGAGGCGCTCGACGCGCTCCAGATCTTTTTTGCCGCCGCAGTTGCTGTGCAGGTCGATGGCCTTGGCCAGGTGCGCCTTGGCCAGCACCAGAAAGCCAATGTGCGTAGACGTGAGCTGCTCATCGGGCGCTTTCTCGGCGTTTGCCTTGCCGAGAGCCAGGTGCAGCTTGGCGCGGGCTTGGTCGGGCATGTCCTGCTCGGCGGTGAGGGTTGCGGCGTCCTCCAGGATGGAGAGCGGGAAGCTCTCGCCGGCCTTTTGCGCCTTGAGTGCGGCGTTGGCGATTTCCTCGGCGATGAGAGTGCCGGTGCTGCGCTCGAAACGATCGGGCATGAGCAGGTTGTGCTTGATCACGTAGCCGGCAATTTCCAGGGCACCCAGGTACAGGCCCGCGTCGATACACCAAACCATCAGGGTGGTTAGCACCTCGTCCTGCGCTCCGTTGCCGGCAGCCAACACGCCCTGGATGTAGGGCTTGTAGGCCGGGATCAGTTGTGCCTTGAGCTCGGCCTTGCCCTGGTTAGACTGCACGTTTTTAAGGCGCTGGCGATCCTGCAGGAGCTGGGCGAGTTGCTGCTCGTAGGCGGTAGCGCCGGCCATGGAGATGGCCGGCGCGGTGGCGGCGGCCTCCTTGGCTGCGCGCTTGCGCAGTTGGTTGCGTTGGGCGGGTGTCAAGGACACGGGGTCACCTCTTAGGCTTCAGTCGGTTCTGGATAGGCGACCGGGGTGATGTTCTCGATCAGGGCGACCAGGCCGAAGTCTTCGATGACGTAGGCTTCGTTGGAGGACTGGTAGTCGGCGATGCGGTCAAGTTCCGGCTCGTCTTTCAGGTGACGGCGACGGGCACCGTTCTGGTAGTAGATCGACAGGTTGCTGAGGGTGGTGATCAGCACGGTGTTGTCTGGGAAGAACGGGGCGTCGACCACTGGCAGGCCACCCAGGCGGGCGCGGCTGACGATTTCTTGCGCGGCGTTTTCTTCCTGGTTGGAGTCGGCACCCTTTTCCACGGCGGCCAGCAGTTTGCTATGCATCAGGTTGCGCGAAACCATCACGCGCAGGTCCGGGCGGCTGCGGTGCCATGCGTCGAGCATTTGAATACCGTCGAATACCAGGCCGTCGAGGCTGGCGTAGTCGCCCTCGAACACGGTATCCACGCCTGCCACTTTGATGACTTTGCGCGGGCCGAGGGTGACCACGCCGGAGGCTTCTACCACTTCATCCAGCACACGGTCGGCTGCGCCGGTGCGGATCTTCTGCAGCCAGCCGATGTTGACGTCTTGCAGCAGTGGGTAAGTGGCGCGGTTGGTGGTGGCGGCGGCACTGGTGCCGTTGAAGCCGATCATGATGCGGTCCAGGGCCTGGCGCAGGATGATGGCGTTGCTCAGTTTGACTTGGAATTCGGGGAACTTGGCCCAGGCATCCAGCAGGGCGTAGGGGAACGAGCTGTCGAAGTTGGTTTGCTTGCAGGTGTAGGCATCTTTGCTCAGGGCGCTTCGGCTTTGTGGGCTGCGCGGGGTGCCCCCGGAGGTGTCGGTACGGCTGGCAACTGGGCCATTGACGCCCAGCAGCAGGGCTTCGCCGGACTGTTCGTCGACGCCAATGATGTTGATTTGTTTCAGGAAGCCATCGGACTCCTGAACCGCAACTTCCAGCTTTTGCTGGATGCTCGGGTCGACGCTGAATTTTTCGTGGGCGCTGGCCACGCCATTGAGCAGGGCGATCTGCACGGCCAGGGCAGCGAAGGCGAAGCGGGTTTCTTTACGCATGGGGTGTTCTCCGGTGAATAGGTTTTTTGGTGTGGGGCCGTGGGGTCAGTAAGCAGTCAGCACGGTGCCGTCGCCGCCAGTCGCGGGTGGGCGTGTTTGCTGGCGGTGGTCTGCGGTCTGGCCAAGTTTGGTTTTGAGCGCTGCCAGCTCGGTGTCCAGGCTGGTGAACTGTTGCTGTAGAGCCGCCAGGGCAACGCCTGATGCGTCGGTTTTCTCGGCCTGTTGGGTGGCGAGGGTTACCAGGCTTTCCAGGGCTTCACCCATTTCGGAGAAGTTGGTGGCGTCCTTGCCTTCTTTGTCCTTGCTCATGTTGATGAGGTCACTGAGCTTGGCCTTGATGGCTGCAAAAGCGTTGGGCTGCTCGGTGACCTCCTCGAAATCGAGGATGGTTTCTTCTGCTGCGGTAAATAGGTTGTCTTTGTCCTGTTTGCGGCTGGCCAGGGTGCCGTGCTGGGCGCTAAAGCTCAGGGCTTCAGTGCCTAGGCTGGCGGGGCTGTCGGTGATGGCCAAGCCGACCAGATAGGCTTTGCCGGTGTCGGCGAACTTGGGCTGCACTTCAATCGAGGTGTAGACCTTTTGCCCCGCTTTGTTCAAAGCGAGCAGAGCGTCGTTGGGTTCGATCTGAGCCAGCAGGGCCAACTTCTTGGTGCCGGCGATTTCGACTTCCTCGGCCTTGAGCGCCAAAACATCGCCATATGCACCGAACTCACCACCCGGCCAGTAGCCTTTGATGTGCTCGCAGTTGAGGCGCGCGCCGTAGGTGTTTTGACTGTATTGGACGGCCATGTCCTCAATCCAGCTGCGCTCGATTTGACGGCCGTCGGTGGTTGCGCCTTCAACGGCGATGCGGGTCCACTTGGAGCGGAATTTCTTGGCTTTGGTTGCGGATGCGGCCATTGGGGCTGTCCTCGATGCGGTGGCGGCTTGCTGCCGTTGCGTTGAGGGCATGTTCGGGAGCTGGCACGTTACGGGCAACGAGGCGGTGTTGTAGGGCGGGGCCTTACAGCGTGCGCGGCGGGTACGACACGCGCGCGAGAGGCAGCATCTGCGCCATGAATGCTGCCGTTGAAATTCCCGTTCGTGATAACCGTCGCCAGGCCAAGTTTTTGTACTGGACGGGCTGGCGCGTCACCGAAATTGCCGAGCACCTGGGCGAGAAGGAAAAAACCGTCCACAGTTGGAAGGCCCGCGACGAGTGGGACCGGGCGGACAATGTGGAGCGGATCGGCGGGGCGCTGGAGGCGCGCCTAGTGCAGCTGATCCTGAAGGACGGCAAGACCGGCGGCGACTTCAAGGAAATCGACCTGCTGCACCGCCAACTCGAGCGCCAGGCGCGCATCGAGCGCTTCCAGGGCGGTGGTTCCGAGGCTGAACTAAACCCGAAGCTGGATGCGCGCAACGCCGGGCCGAAGAAGAAGGCCAAGCGCAACGAGTTCAGCGAGGAGGACGTCGAGAAGCTGACCGAGGCGTTCACCGATGGTTGTTTCGGCTATCAGCTGGACTGGTACCGGGCGGGCAATCAGCGCACCAGGGCGATCCTGAAAAGCCGGCAGATCGGCGCTACTTACTACTTCGCCCGGGAGGCGTTGCTCGATGCGCTGGCGACGGGGCGCAATCAGATATTTTTGTCTGCCTCGAAAAATCAGGCGCATATCTTCAAGGCCTATATCCAGAGCTTCGCCCGCGAGGTGTGCGGCGTTGAGCTGACGGGCGATCCGATCATTCTGGCCAACGGCGCCGAGCTGCATTTTCTTGGCACCAACGCGCGCACGGCGCAGGGCTACCACGGCAATTTCTACTTCGACGAGTTCTTCTGGACGTTCAAATTCAAGGAACTGAACAAGGTCGCCAGCGGCATGGCGATGCAGAAGCAGTACCGCCGAACCTACTTTTCGACGCCGTCGAGCATGGCCCATGAGGCCTATACGTTCTGGACTGGCGAGCGCTTCAACAAGGGCAAGCCGGCGGCGCAGCGCATCAACCTGGATGTGTCGCACGACTCGCTGCAGCAGGGCCGGCTGTGCGAGGACAAGGTGTGGCGGCAGATCGTCACGATCCTGGACGCCGAGCAGCGTGGCTGCGATCTGTTCGACCTCGAGGAGCTGCGCCAGGAGTACGACGCCGAGGCCTTCCAGAACCTGCTGATGTGCCAGTTCGTCGACGACGGGGCGAGCATCTTTCCGTTGTCGGCCCTGCAGCCGTGCATGGTCGATAGCTGGGTGGAGTGGGGCGAGGACTTCAAGCCGTTCGCGGCCCGGCCGTTTGGCGATCGCCAGGTGTGGGTGGGCTATGACCCGGCCGAAACCGGAGACAGTTCGGGCCTTGTGGTGGTGGCGCCGCCGATGGTGGCGGGGGGCAAGTTCCGCGTGCTCGAGCGGCATCAGTTCCGCGGCATGGACTTCGCCGCGCAGGCCGAGTCGATCCGCCAGGTGTGCCAGCGCTACTGGGTGACCTACATCGGCATCGATACCACGGGCATGGGCTCGGGTGTGGCGCAGCTGGTGCAGCAGTTTTTCCCCGGACTGACCAAGTTCAGCTATTCGCCGGAGGTGAAGACTCGCCTAGTGCTGAAAGCCCACGACGTGATCCACAAGGGCCGGCTGGAATTCGACGCCGGCTGGACGGACTTTGCGCAATCGCTGATGGCCATCCGAAAGACGATCACGGCCAGCGGACGGCAGTTCACTTATACCGCGGGGCGCAACGAGACCACCGGCCACGCCGACCTGGCCTGGGCGCTCTTTCACGCACTACACCACGAACCGCTGGAAGGGCAGACAGCTGCCAATACCGGCCGGATGGAGATTTTTTAGATGAGTACAGGCAATCAGGTGGCAGTTGCTGCCGACGCGCAGGTTAGCTCTCACCAGGGGGCGACTGCCTTTACATTCGGGGCGCCGGAGTCGGTGCTATCGGCCCATGAGATTTTCGATTATCTCGAGTGCTGGTTTAACGGCCGCTGGTATGAGCCGCCGCTCTCGATGGATGGGCTGGCGCGTTCGGTGAAGGCCAGCGTGCACCTGGACTCGGGCCTGCGCTTCAAGCGCAACCAGTTGAGTAGGACCTTTATCCCGCACAAGCTGCTGAGCCGCGAGGCGTTTGACCAGTACGCCCAGGACTACCTGGCGCTGGGCAATGGCTATGTCGAGACGCGGCGCTCGGTGCTGGGCTCGCCGCTGGCGTTGAAACCGACGCTGGCCAAGTACATGCGGGTGGGCAAGGACGGGCGCTACTTCCAGGTGCAGGGCTGGAAGGATGAACACGAATTCGAGCAGGGCAGCGTTTTCCATTTGCGCGAGCTGGACCTACACCAGGAGATCTACGGGCTACCGGAGTGGATCTGTGCGCTCCAGTCGGCGCTGCTCAATCAATCCGCCACGCTGTTCCGCCGACGCTACTTCGAGAACGGCAGTCACGCCGGGTTCATCCTGTACATGACCGATGCCGCGCAGCAGGAGGATGACATCGATGACCTGCGCACGGCGCTGAAGAGCTCGAAGGGGCCGGGCAACTTCCGCAACCTGTTCGTCTATGCGCCCAACGGCAAGAAGGACGGCATCCAGCTGATCCCGGTGAGCGAGGTGGCGGCGAAGGATGAATTCAACTCGATCAAGGACAAGACGCTCGAGGACGTGCTGGCCGCGCTACGCGTGTACCCGCAACTGATGGGCATCGTGCCCAAGAACGCGGGCGGTTTCGGCTCGCCCCAGGAGGCGGCAGCGGTGTGGGCCACCCTGGAACTCGAGCCAATCCAGGCGCGTCTGGCCCTGCTGAATGACTGGGTGGGCGAAGAGGTAGTGCGGTTCAAACCGTTTGAGCTGGGCACCACCAGCAAATAGTCACCGCCCCATCAAAAAGCCGCCTCGAGGCGGTTTTTTTGTGTCTGCGCGACTAGATGTTTGCAGTCGCCTCATGCGGAATAACCCCAGCACATCCTACCTTGTAGCGCTTTAAAAGTCCTCTTAAAAGTCGCTGCGGCCCAGTAAATACTGGGGTTTTGGGCCAATTTAGACAGGCGGCAACGGCTGCCTATATCGTCACGCGGTCGACGCACCAGCTGCGCACCACCGTAGGGCGGCTGCCGACCGGCAGGGCTGGCCAGCCCCTGGCGCGCGCCGTCATCCCCCCACCTCACCTGCGGGCTAAATAGGTCGAATTGTCTGCACCCCTGCAGATGGCGGCAGGCGGCCCTGGGCGGTGGCTGCGGGCGTGTTGGTTGATCGCGGAAATACCTGCGGATCCCTGCAGTGCGCGTCGTTTCTGCGGCCTTCTGGATGTCTTGCCGGGCGCAGCGTTTTCAGTTTGGTGCAGGGAAAAGGGTAATTTTGGTTTTGAGTACGCCGGCATGACGCTCAAGGCCCCGTGTTTACTGGGCTGTGGCGATTACCTTGGATGGTGATTTTTAGTTAGGTGAAAGGTAATTTTTCTGTAAGTCATTGATTTTAAAGGGCTGTAGGTGTTGGGCTGAAAACCATGGATAGAGGTAAGTGGATTACCTAACACTTACTATTTAATTACCTTTAGATACATATTCCAAACCTTTGAAGTTAAAGGCTTTCAGCCGGTCTACAAAGACCCCTAACCGAAATTACCTTTTTCCGATGCCTCAACCGAAAATCGGTTGACCAGTGGCGGCGGGGCTCATACAGTGCGCACCCCTTCATTCACTGGGAATGACTTGGGAACAAATACAGGCTCTAGCGCATCGCGCTGGCCACAGTAAATCAGGCTTACAGGCGTGCCCGGGGTGCTGGTGTTGAGTTCGAGTCTCTCCGTCCGCACCAT